TCCGGCTACGGCTCCGGCTACGGCTCCGGCGACGGCTCCGGCTACGGCTCCGGCTCCGGCTCCGGCTCCGGCTACGGCTCCGGCTACGGCTCCGGCTACGGCTACGGCTCCGGCTCCGGCGACGGCGACGGCTACGGCTCCGGCTACGGCGACGGCTCCGGCTCCGGCTCCGGCTACGGCTACGGCTACGGCTCCGGCTAGAAATTTTGAAGTAACCCTAACCCCAGAATTTGCCATGTACGCACAAAAGAACTGCTGGTTTGAAAGAGTTAGAGACGGCGCAACTTTCATGATTTCAGACATCGTGAAAGAAGGCAGCAAATTCACCGTTGCTTTTTCTCACGCTAACTTTACGGGTTCTCTTGGTATGTCGCGCTCTGACTTTGAACGTCTTGCTAAAAAAGGCGTTTATAAGCGGCTCGGCTTTCACAAACAGATCGAAAACAATCTAGGACAAAAGGAAGATGTATATGTCTAAACAAAACATAAGCATTCGTTATCATTCTGCGCTTCCACAATGGGCTAAAGTCGTAGGATTAGAAATACGATCCGTTCCTAAATGCGAAGGTGGCGGATTTATGATTAGGAAAGATCAGGCCGAAAAAATAGTGGAGTTGTTTAACGGCACAGATCTTTCTCTAAAAGTAATCAGCGACAGGCTTGACTGTTCAGCAGACGCTCTTTCAATTTGTGAGGCGATAACAAAACTGAGAAAGCCGGTTGGTAAGGTTTCAAAAAAGAAAGACAAGAAACTGTGTTCCGATACAGATGCAGACGTTATGTGCGATGAATGTAACTGCTGGAAACAAACAAGGGCAAATTGCTCATAATCTCCAAACAACCCTAACCCCAAAATGAGAGAGCCAATGAAAAAGCAGATTAAAATAAAACAGGATGATGAGAATCCTATCCCCGTTGAAATTCTTTCCGAAGAAGAACGCTCTGAACTTCTTAGAAGCGCGGAACTTCCTATGAAAACTGAAGACTTTGAAGAAATGGAAAAGAAGCAATTTGGCGAGCAAATGCGAGGGATGAACAGTTGACAGACAAACAAGCCTACCAACACGCCCTAGAAATTATTCGAAGACATAAAGACCACCCATACCAGTTTCTTATGGCAGAAACTGAAATTCAAGGAATCCTTTTTCAACTGAGCAAGGAGGAAGACGATGAGCAAATACGAGTATTGGGAAAGCGTGAGTCATTGGGGAATGTTTAATTTGGGCGTTTTGTTTAAGAAGATTTTATTTGATAATAGGCGTTGGATAGATACACCGTGGGGAATTATGCGATTATGACTATTACAGGAATTATTTTCTGCGTTTTGATATCAGAACTTATTTATATGATAGTTCTTTTGTATTTGACGCATAAGAAATAGGCAAGCCGATAGTGCCTTATAACATCGGCAGTTATAGATCTGGCGGAGAATCCATACTCCGTTCCTTTTACCGCTTCCCTCATAGGCGGTAGATGCTATAACGGACGGCGGGGAAAGACCCGCAATTATTTTTTGTAATTTAATGCAGATTGAACCCCTGCGGAAATATCAGCAGTTGAACAAGCATCACATCCCTGCTCATAGTGGATTTGTCCTGCAACCCACTTGTTAAGAAAGTCTGATGCCGTTAGTACAATTTGCTCATTAGGATCAACACCTACATATTCAGCCATAAACTGAATGTATGCCGCCGTATCATTTTCAATAGGAGGGGCATATCTAGTCACGATTTCAGATACAGTCTCACATCCATCCTGAAGGTAGTAGGAGAGCAGATTTATAGCCCCCGCTCTTATACCGTTCAGAACTGTATCAAACATACACAAACGTCCTGAAGGGTCCTTCGTTGGCTTTAATTCACCGTTCCAGCTAAAATGTGGATTAGACATTAAGTTTAAGGGATTATTTAGAGACATTCCGCGTGTCATTGTGATTCATCTCTTTTTCTATAAACCCTTGAATTTCCAAGAATAAGCTCAATCCTATTTAGTGTTTGAACTTCATCATCAGTCTTTGTTTCAATGTGAGAAATTCTTTCTCCAAAATTCCTGAAATCTTCTGTTTGTTTTTCTTTCCAAATCTTTAATCCGACAATATCTGATATATTTTGTTGAACATTAGAATCTAACTTTGCTCCATACCAAATAAAAGCTCCGCTATTTAAAAAAATAGAAAAAATAATTGATAGAGCGAATTTTTTATCAAGGTGCCAAGGCGTATTTTGTCTTATTTCCTTCCATTCGTTAAAATCTTCAATATCAGACATAATAATCACACACCAATTTTGCTGCCGTCATTAGTTGTAAGGTTTGTTGTTACTTCAGGAAGAGGGTCGTCTTCTGTTCCTGTATAATCAGGATAAGTCTTTACTGATTCTACTGTGGTTATGATATGAACACCCGCTTTGACAAGTTCGGCTTGTGTTTTAGAAATGACCCCCGCCTTAACCAATGCTTGCCAGATTATTGGAAGCATTGCCTTGGCGAGGGTTTCAATCAAAGAAATCGCCCAAATAGGCATATATCCTCACGCAGTTGGAGAAGTCGTTGTATCCGTGCTTGAAGTAGGTTGAAGCGCAGATTTCAAAATATTCAACTGGATAATTGCATCAGAAATAGCGACCGTTTGCCCTTGTTCTGCTGCCTGAGCAACAATGTCTTTTCCAGCCGAGACAAATGAAGCAGTCGTGAATCCACCAGCAGCAACATCATTGATGGCGACACTTGCGAGAGAACGAATAAGACTCCATGCGTCGCTTTCAAGTTTAGTAATAAAATCTCGTTCAGTTTGCGGAAGACGATTATATGCTTCTGTAACATCTTTCCAAGCAGTTGCAAAATCTCCAGTAAAAAAGTCTTTCAGAAATCCAGTCATAGTTAGCTCCTTTTGTTGAAAACCAGACTATTATTACCTTATTTTTGGGATAAATTCAATTGGTTAATGCTCTATGGGAGCGTTACCTCTCCAACTACATTTGTGCTTCCCAAAGTATTGATCCAATTAGCCTTCTGTTCTGATGCGATAGATAGGACGGCAGTTTTGGCTGTTTCAAGCGTATAGGGTACGGCGTCAACGGCGGGAGTTATGATCGCGCCCGTTTCATCGGTAACAGCAGGTGTTCCTTGCGGTGCCGGAAGTACGCAATTAGTCGAACCCGTCACGCCGTTGCCAGCGTCGAATAAAAACCCAAACGTAAAACTTCCGTCTTGGTTTTGCTGTACTGAAGTGATTTTATCTGTCATGTTTTAAACCCCGTCACAGTCATAATCTATTTTACCCGCAAGTGCCGTCCCAGTGACGGTCAGTACGGTTGTTGTGTAGCTATAGGCTAGCGCCGCCAGCTTCATCGACTCGCGGGCGCGGGCGAAAAAGCCTAGCGGTTGTTTTGGGACTTCATACGAGACCATCTAGAAACCTCATTGTGTTTGAAATTACGCAAACCCCGGTGGTCGACGGCTCCTTCACCGCCGCCCAATTCTATGTCGATGTCGAAGGTCATCCGCAAAGCACCTCGATGCGCCTCGCGCTCGAAGAACTATCCTTCTTCGCGCACGAGGTCAAAATCCTCGGCACCTATCCGACGCATGCGTTTCGACGGGGATAATTTATGCCCAAATTCCCAGCACTGCCTCGCCTGTCTCCGCATCGCAAACGCTAACGCCGGTGGGCGCGGTTATTGCCGCATCCGATTTAATTCCGACATACCACAATGCAGGATCGCCAGCCGCAGCGACGGCAGGAACGATGCTGCCCTTCGTATCTGTACTTGCGGCAAGAGCCGAGCGCCCTTGCGCAGGGCCAAGCACATTCTGATAAGCCAAGGCGATATGCCCATTTTGAATCGTCGTCAGCATGCCCGCCAGAGAATCATAGGACGAAGCAGAAAAATAATAATTGGTCATAATTGCCCCGATATTGTTTGAAGTTGAGTTGTCGAAAGAGCGGCATTGTAATAAGAAAAGGAGCGGAGCCAGAGCGAATTTCCACCATTTCCATAATAACTGGAAGCAAAAGCCAGCCCCGTAATTGTTGGCAACGTAGCGGCTGATGCTGATGTCGGCGTCGTTCCATTGATGCTGTGATATAGTCCCGAAGCGGAATAAATAAGCCCTTGCTTATAGGTGGTTCCGCTCGCGCATGTGACAGAACTATAAGCTGTTGTGTTCCCCCAATTCAGACTGTTGTTGCCTTCAAATCTGGCTCCGGCAAACGTATTTGTATCTAATGTAAGTCCATTGCCTGAAAACCCGTTCGAGCCATAAAACCCGCTGTTGACATAAATATCGCCCGGTGCGCTCGACGTTAATTCCGGAATAAACTCTACGAAGAAGGTTCCTTGCGTGGCACTGAACCACGAAATGGCAGAACTACCCAAACTATCTGCTGCGCGCGTAACGGCGCTTGATGTTGTAACGATGCGTGAAGTTGCAAAGTTTCCCGCTTCGACTTGAGCATTAGCGACACTTCCGGAAACGGTGCAAACCAATGTCCCCGCTGATGCCGCAAACGTATATTGCGTTAATACCGTAGAGCCAGTTCCTATTATCGTTTGCGTCCCTGTTCCGGAAAGCGTGATTGTTCCGGTTCCGTAGAATGAAACGGTATAATTTTGTGCTGTCGTTGCGATACTTTGCGTTACCGGAGATTGGCTGTTGAGAAAAAGATTCGTGCGTTGTTCTTCGATCAGCAAGCCGTTGAGTGTCAGCGTCGAGGGATTGGTGTCGAAACGCGGCCCGTAATACGCAGAAGACGTTGTGGCGTTGTACGCTTGGGGCGAGTTGTAGGAGGTGGGCTCGAGTTGCCCTGATGTGACAGAGCCGGAAACCGTAAAAGTGACACTTGTTGTCGATGCTGTAAATGCCACAGAAACGCGGTTACTTGCGCCAGTGCCACTGAGCGTCCCTGTCGCGCCGCCCGATAGTGTGACCGAGCCAGTGCCGTAAAACGATAGCGTATAGGACTGACCAGAAACAACCGTGACGGTCTGCGTTCCGAGCGCTGCACTATTCAACAACAAATTCGCCGGAGCCCAAACCAGCGTCCCCGTGCTGTCGTACATCGTCGCGTTCGATGCGCGGGAGAAGGTGAGGTCAGAGGGAAGAGTACCTGTTAGAAAATTATAGTATTTTGTTGGGCTCAGTCCGTTGCCACTTGAGGCTACGACACTAAAAAAAGGAGTAGCAGCTTGTGCTCCTATAACACAATAAAATAAAAAGACTAAAGCTAATAGAAGTCGTTTCATTGGCACTTACCCACAACATTCCAAGTATTTACCGCTGTTTGTATCGCGCATATCGTGGCATACTGTGCAGAAAACACAGGCGCGGTTGGTGCGCTGCATGTGTCGGTAAAGGTCACGTTTGTGTCTCTTGTAAGAGTAACAGAACCCACGCCAATTTGTTGAGCGCAAAGAACTGTGCTTATCGGGAACGCAACGGCAGAATTCTGTGGAACTGTTAACGTACTGGAAGACCCGTTTGACATTGTAACGAAGTTGCCAGCATCGGCCAGTGTGAAGGTTTCCGATGTCGTTGTTCTGGCATCAATTGTTCCATTTCCCCCCGTCCCCCCGTTCGCCACAGGAACCGTAGCCAGCCCCCCGAAACTCCCGCCGTTATTATACTGGATCTGGCCCGATGTGCCGCCGGGGGTGCCCGAACTCGAAATAACCCCCGTCGTGCCAATCGTGACAGTCGTGCCGTCAACCTTGACGCCGCCAAGCGTTGTCGTCGAGGCGGTGGGGAGCGTGTAGGAGCCGCTTCCCCAAACAATCGCAGAGCCATTAGACTGCAACACTTGCCCGTTTGTCCCAACTGTCGATAGACCCGTCCCGCCGTTCGCCACCGCCAGATTACCGCCCAGCACAATTGCCCCGCTGGTTGGGGTCGCGGGAGTCAATCCTGTCGTTCCGCCTGACCATGTTGTCACAGCCCCAGTCGCAGGATTGACAGGGCTATATTGGATAATTTCTGCATGCGCTGGCAATGCGAATAATCCCATGAACGCGAGAACGAGACTTAAATTCTTCATGACTTCACCTTACTGAACTTGCGCGTTAAAGAATGCCGTCGCCGATGCTGTTTTCGTAAAACATCCGGTTGTGCTGAACACGGCAACAATCCCCGTGTTGAACGCCAAAGGATAATCAATCCAGCTCGCGCCTGTCGTCGATGACGCTGGAATCGAATAGCAAAGTTTCGGAGTCACGGTGCCATCATTCGGCGCGGTGGCTGCATCAAATAGAAGAACATATCCAGCCGATGCGCCCGACGTTGCAGAGAACCCGAATAAAGAACCGGCAGTTGCTTTTAAGACATGGCTGGATTCTGCGACGGTCGATTGAACAGAAACGACCGGATTTCCGAGTGCGTAAGCTTGCGCTGGCAAGATCAGCGCGAGAACGAGAGCGATGAGGATACTTTTCATTTTATCTCCTGTGGTCATTCAGTTGTTGGCCTTTGGTGGTTCCTGTGACGGAGAGGTTGAGCATTATGTTCCTTGCGGATACGCTGGTTGCGCTGGTAGCGACGTGCTGGTTGTATCTGTGCCGTCAACAATCGCTCTTAACGCTTTACGGTAATGCACGAATGCCACAACGTCTGCCGTTGTCGCGGTTGTCAGTCCGAGCGTGATTGCTTCTTGGACGCGAAGCATGGTTGTGTCGGTTTTGGTGAGGGCGGCTTGGGCTTGTTGGGGTAGTGGAATGGGTGCGGGAGTCGGAGCAGGAGGCGCAGTAAACTCGCCGTTCGCATAAGCCCAGCCGATGCCTTGATTAGTCACTAGAATATCCGCTTCATTCAATGGAGCATCAGCCACATAAACATTTGCGACAATTCCGTTCGTTATGATTGCGTAATTTGCCATGTTAGTTACTCACATATTCGGTTATGATGACATAGCCCGCCGTTCCCGCGCCACCTGCGGCACTATTGCTACCGTTAGCAGTACCACCGGAACCACCGGAACCGTTCCCTGTCCCAGCAGCACCATTCGCTGGGTTAGATGTTCCGGTTGATGGTGGGATGCCTCCCCCGCCGACCAAGGAAGACCCTCCGAAACCACCTATATCAACCTGTCCGAGGCCGTTGTAATTTACGGAAATGGCTGCGCCTCCTGGTGCACCAGTAGCGGCAATATCTCCAGTTCCTGCCGTACCACCCGCACCTCCACCGCCGCCAGATGTAAATGTACCGCCAGCACCACCATTAGCGATACAAATAGCCCCAACACTTGTGCTGCCACCATTGCCGCCAGCATTATTACCAGAACTACCCGCACCCCCAGCAGCTCCTATAGTCACAGTTTGAGAAGAACCTATCGCTGTTGCGGTAGAAGTTTTTCTTGAATAGCCACCAGCACCTCCACCAGACCCACCAGCACCAGAAGTAGATCCAGATGTTGTCCCACCACCGCCACCGCCCCCACCCCAACATTCGATAACCGCATAAACCATGCGCGTTGACGGCGTATAGGTGCCGCTTGATGTGAATTTCTGGACAACGATTGACTGAAAATCACCAGCAACATAAGCCGTCGTCGCAACCTTCGTGCTGTTATCGCCAGCGGCTTGGGTTGTTGCGGTTGTGCCGGAAGGGAGTGCCGAAGTTTCTCCAATAACTGCGCTGTTGTCGTACAGGAGTTTCCCGGATGTTCCACCCGTGATTCCAGTCGTTCCTATCGCAATGGGTGCTGATGCAGCCGATATTATTCCGGTTGTACCAATCGTTATCGTCGTTCCGTCAATCTTAACTCCGCCGAGAACCGAAGTTGTCGCCGTTGGCAACACATACGCCGTCGCATAAGCCCCCGTCCCAAACGCCCCGCCCGCCGCCGATGTCAGCGACGAATTGACAACATTCGCCGCCAAGGTCGTGCCAGTCAGATTTCCCGCCGGAGCCGATGATGCGACGATAGATGACGGGTATTGAAGCTGATACGTCACCCCCGTTCGATTGGCGGGCAAGATGTCGCCCGGTTGCAGCGTGATGACGCCATTCACGGGAGTCGGCAATCCGGCTATATCTATGGTAGTGGCTGCCTGCGCTGGAATTGCGAGCAACAATAAAAGGGCGAGAAGTTTTTTCATCATGTGCCTACTGGATATGCGGGAGCCGACGGAAGTGTCGTGCTTGTCGTGTCGGCGCCGTTGACGATTGCTCGAAGTGCCTCGTCGCGTGACAGCCATGCGGAAGGATAGGCTACCCCTGCTTTACTGCATCGCACTGAGACTGCATCGCTTTGGACGAGGGCGGCCTGTGCGGATGCTTGAAGCGCAGCGTGAACCTGTGCGGATGATGGCGTGAACGTGACAGATTCGGGGTTGCCGTTTGCGTCGGCTTGAATGACTTGCCCCGACGATTGCGCCGCGAACAATGCAGCATAGGCATCGTCCGTTACGGCTACGGCATCTGGCGGCATTGTCGAATTAACCGCACTATCGTAAAAACCGTTTGTCGTGCGAGAGTAAAATTTTGACATAGATATTTCCTAATTTCCGATGGCGGTTACAAAAACTGGAATGGCTTGATTTATTGATTGGTCCGGTTGATTGGTATCCCCGCGCAATGTGAATCCTGATGTGGTGGCAGATAATGCAGAACAAACGAGGCCGTAACCTGTTCCAGAATTTGCCTGTTCAGTGGAAGTTATAGTAATTGATTTAACTGAATTTGGAAAAGAATTTGGGAACGAAACTGCATAAGTCCCCGATGACGCTCCCCAGTTCGGGGTCGTAACACTGAACACCTGAATAATCCAAGGTTTAGCTGTATTATTCGGATTAGGGACTTTGAAATAAGTCGCGCTATCGCTGGCAAATCCAAGATTCGTCAAAGCCGTTGCCAGCGTGCCGAGATCGGATAGATTATTTGCTGCAAGCAATCCCGTTCCAAGCGTGATCGGTTGCCACTTGGTCGAGTCACTTCCGGGCAAAACAGTGTTGGCATTTACCAATGAAATATACGCAATCCCGTTCGTGTACATCGCCAGCGAATACTGCGAATACGGATAAGGCGTCCCGTTGTTCGCCGCCGTTGGAATCCACGGCGCAATCGTCTGTTGCTGATGTGTCTGCAAAACCTTCGTTATCAAATTGAACAGATAGTTCATTTTGACTTCTTCGACGTTTAGTGATCCGGGAGAACCTTGAGCTAGGGTGTAATTCGCGCTGTATCCTTGGGAAAAACTAACGCTCCCATCTCCTTGCACTGGATCAGGAACAGCCGTAACTGAGCCTGATGCAGCGAATGGAATATCGATATAGGTCTGTGACGTAACTGGCAAGATAACCTCCGTGGCGTTATCACAACGCTGCTATTTCATTATAAACGAAAGCCTCATTTTATCAAGGACTAGTCCAAGTGCTGCTTACTCCCGCCGGACGCGGCAAAAGGTCTTGTTCAAACACAAACTGTAAATCCCAAGGGATAGTGAAATTAAAGTGGTATGTCTGCGTCATATTTCCATTATCCTGTAGATAACCGGTTCCCCACGGCGCGAAAACAAACTTCAAAAACCGATTAATCTCCGGCACAGTCCCACTTGAGCAAAGCTGGAAATACCGCAATTGCAGCATAAGCCTGTTTGTCGCCAAGGGAAGATTGATCGATCCGCCATTCACAGATGCGAAGTTGCCACGGGTAAAGTTAGCGCGGTTTGCGCCAAATCCCCAGTAAGCATTATTCGGAGTGGGAAGATTGTTAATATATAGTGGCCAATCGAGAATAATTGACCATACCTCAAGCCCGAAAGCATTAGCTGTCTGAAGGTTAAATACGTTCGTGATCCAGTCGTTCCAGAATTGCTCCTGAAATGAGTTAAACCAGTCCTGCTTTGACTGGATTATGGATTGCAGATTCGGTGCGTCGTTGTATTCCCACAATAAAGACGACAGCAAATTGACCGAGAAATCGAGTTGCTGAATGTCATAATTCGTCGTTGCCACGTCGGAAGTGAGCAGAAGCCCACTTTCTGTGGTAATTATTTGTCCGTTCTGTGTTGTAATTTGTGGCATTTTATACAATGTTTACAGTTATATAGGACAACTGGCAGTAGGCGATCTGCGATACACCGATAGGCACGGGAGTTGTCGAAAGTGTCCCGCTAGGAGCAATTGCCACCTCACACAAAGAAACATATCCTTGCGGATTTTCAATGCTGATCGCCGCCGCAATCTCAAATGGCGAGACAGCACCCCCAACCACGAAACCACCCAATCCAGAGGCGTTTCCAGCCGGATCGGTAACGGTTCCGGCGGCATAGGCCAATACCGCCTGTTGCACCTGCGCTGCGCTGATATTGTGAACCGTTGCCTCTACTAGAATGCCGACCGGCGTAGGTCTGTCGAATAAGACGTTATAGGTTTGGAGAGAGGTTGGTTCAATCACGCCAACGGTAGTTCCGCCGTTCCACGCGCATCCGGACGACTTGTTTTCAAGCAACGCCGCCGCAACCGCGTTATTTGTTCCACCTTCGACACAAGCATAGATCGAATGGGCGACCATCGTTATGCCATTAAGCGTTGCTGTCGTCGCAGCGATGTTCTCCTGAAAGAATAGCGATGTCACGCCCGAAGTCGCGTAAAGAGCCGAAGTAATGGCCTCGGCCAAGGATATTCCTTGAAAACCCAAGGTATTGTTCCTAAACGCCCGTGCCTGCTGATCGGATTGGGTAGTTGTCCCTGTAACCCCAGCCACCGTGTTATTGACCGTTTCCCAGCCCAGTACGCCCGTCACAATCGTCGCCAGAGCGGAAATAGCGCAAGGTATGGCTCCGTATGCCACTGAGGCAAAATTAACCGTTGTGGAGCCACCAGAGGGGATGACGACGGTGCTTGCTGTAGCGAATAGGTCGCCCGCCGCCGTCTGAGCCTGAGAACCGGCAGGAATAGTCGTACCGGATACGCCCGTCACAGTCACGCCCGCGACGGTCGTCTGGGTCTGTGAAACGCGCTGAGTGCCGGTTAGAGCGAGAATTGCGTCAAGGAATACGCCCCCTGCATAATTGGGATTGATTTGATTCGAAATTACAGAATTATTGTTGATCGTGGAGTTTAGGGAGGTAACTTCGGTGGATATGACCACGCCTTGCGGGGTTGACGGCGCGACGACAAGATCGGCCCCGAATGCAGTCGTCCAAAAACTTTGAACCGTCGCCAATGTGCTAGACGTATCCGGCACGATTAAGCCCGTCGTCGTCACATAATCGTAGGGAACCGCTACTACCATTTGTCTCTCCACGTCGCTTCACAGCGATGTTTGTTTCGTTTAGCCTGATACTTTTAGTGAACCGTAAACTGTCTCGATTTGAGCTGTGTAAGAAAACGTGTTGTTCTCAACCTTTGCCGTGATGCTTGTAACTGATACCACGCCCGGCACGTTCATCAAAGTTGTGCGCAAATACGATTCGTAAATCGCCAGATTCGGAACGCCGGAGAAAACAGTCTCAAAAGCAGGCAATCCCAAATTAGTCTGATAGATTGCTTCGCCCAATTGCATCAGCGATGCAACTTGCGCCGCGCTTTCAACTGCCGACTGCCCAGAAAGAAGAGCTAAATTACCCGCACTATCCAGGTAAATATCGCCAGTTTGGGATGTTCCGAAAGTTTGCACCATTACGCCACCCTCGAAAAAACACCGTGAAATTCATTCGATGCTTTACAATACGCTGCATAAGCAGCTTCTTGTGAATCAAAAATCCCTAGATATTTTTGAACTTTATTAAGGCAGATATATGCCTGCCATTTTTTTCTGTTTTTATGCCAAGCAACACCCTTAAAATCCGACGTGCAATTGTCAATCTTTTCTTTATTGCAACAATTTTGAGAACGACTTGCCTCTCTGATGTTTTCCCATTTGTTATTAATTCTGTCTAAATCTTTATGGTCAATGTCCTCTTTCGGCCATTCGCCCGTCATAATCAACCACGCGAGGCGATGACCTAAATAAGATTTTCCGTCAATTATTATCTGAATACACTTTCTTTTTCCAGAAGTTGCAATAGTGCCAGCTAATTTGCCTACCAATCTTGCATTCACCTGATTGCTGGCATGATCTCTAAATTTCCAACGCAGTTCCCCTGTCTCTGGATAATAATCCAAAATTGATCGCACATAATCTGCATTTAGATCATTTCTTAACCTCAACTCCAAACACTCCCATTGTAAACAGACAATCCGCCTGTCGTTGTGTTGAATACAGCAAACCCAGCCTGAGGAGAAGGTATAGCATTTCTTTGGGAAGTAGTCATTGAAGGAAATTTAAAGGCTTTAGTCGTGCTCTGGCAATCCAATATGGCATTCGGGCTTTGTGAATATCCTGTCTGATCGCTTATCGCCACGCCCGCGCCCATACTCAGGCGAATCGAGCCGTTTAGCGATTGCAGCGTCACGTTTGAGGTATCAGCGCCCGCTATGGCGAATCCCGTTAAAACCATAGGGATAAAGACCGCATCCCCAAAATCATGCTTGCGTGACGTGTTCGGCGGAGACTGCTCCCACGATTGCTTGAATAGAGAAATGTCCCTATCGGAAGCCTTTATGAACCCTAAATCCCCAGATTTAATAGGGAAGTTCAACATAAACCCGCCCCCGCCGATCTGCATGACAGGAACCGACATAACCGGTGCGCGTTGCAAAATCGTGTTGTCGGTCGTGATTATGGAGATTAACGGCTGAACTTGCGCCATGCCGGTTGCGCGGTCAAAGGCCACGATCTGCGCCGGAAGCATGTCGTCTATGGATTGGAGGAATTTGGACAGCGCAAAGTTAATCGTCCCCGTCAGGCTATTGAGATCGGTTGGATTGATTGATGGAGGATTGAGTGTTGTCATGGTTGTCCCAAAGTCGCATTGGCTGGCCGCAAATCCATAATCCAATAAAATGGCGTATCACGGCTTGCCACCTCGAATGATAGGCGAACCACATAAAAATTGCCATTAGCGGAAGGATTGAGAACACTTTGCACCGTCACCGGAGAACCCAGAAGGATGTTATTCTGTATCAGCATCCTCACGCGGACGCCAATCTCAGTGATTTCAGGAACGCCGACCATGCCGGTTTGTGCATTGACGACAATCGGAACGGCCACGCGGGGGGTGCCGATGTCGAGAATGGTCAGCTTGCCGTTTTCGACGTGGGCGGTTATGTCGGCCAGCGTTGCCAGTTTATTGACCTGATTCGTCACGGGGCCGCTAAACGTATAATTCCCGATAGATTTGCCGCCCTGCGTTGACTGGAAATCAAGCACGATCGGCGTCGGGCTGCCCGCGCTTAGGTTGTTTGCGACTTGTTGGCATATCGACAAGAGCGTTGCCGATGGAGGTGACGAAACCGCATTGGCATAACCGATCGTCGCCGCCGATGTCGCGGCGCGGAACGTCAACCCAATATCAGGCGGCTGCGTGACATTCGCGCCAATCATGTCGCCCTGAAATAGCTGAAACGTACCATAGGATTCGCGCCCGACGTTCAGCGTGATCTGCGCGTTCTGGCGCGGATTAGCCCACGGTGTTGTCTGTGTGATGATGTAATCACGGATAATTTTGGAGATATTATCTATCCGCATCGCACATTCGCCGAAGTTGCCGTTCGTGTAGCGCGTCCCCGTGGCGATGATGTAAAAGCTCTGATCGTATTGCGCTATTATCTCTCCCGCGAGCGAGATGGTTAGATCAAAGATGCGATTGTCGAAGGCATTTGCCATTTTTACGACGCATAGTTTTGTGGGATCATTCGGAGAGGTGCGGGCGCAATTGGATTAAGATTAGCCAATGAGAACGGCACAGGAAGAGGAATGCGATAAGCCGCCAATTCTGCCGCAGAGAAATACACTAGAGATTGCGAGACATTAAACTGCGTATATATCGGCAACTGGAAATTCGATGTAATAAACAGGAAGTTTCCATTTTCCTGATATTGAGATGGAATGACTGGAGAACCCGCAACGCAGCGGATATTGTCAATCGTATCGACACCATTGATCGTCAAGCTCATCGCCATTATACCCGCGCAATAGCGGATCGTTATGTCGAATACAACGCCGCTTAAATTGACGGTGAAAGATTGATTAGGAACCGCTTGTAAGGGGAC